TATTGGTTGCAATGACTATATTCCATGATACACTGACCCTGCTTTAACAAAAGGAGATCGAAATGGAAGCAAAAGAAATTGATTGGTCTAGCTTGGTAATCGTGGGTGGTACATGGGTCAATAGCGCAGATGCGTACATTGAATCAGGTCTATACATGGATGGCACTGCAATTGAAGGTGATGTGCTTGAGGAATTAACATACGAATGTGATTTGAGCCAAATGTTATATGAAAGGAATTGAAATGAAATTAAGTGAACTAATCCAGATGCTTGAAGACATGAAAAAGTTAAACAACAAAATCCTCGAAAAGGGTGATGTTCAAAGTTACTTTGACGAAATGCACGCCATTGCAGGACACATGGGCGCATTGACGTTTTACATCAGAAAAGCAAGCGAAAACGTAACTGTGGGAGTAATTGATGACACCCTATAACACTGGCAAAGTAGTGATCGGCAAAGATTACGTTAAACCCTTTGAGCCAGTACGGTTCACCAGGGATGAAGAGATCATTCAAGATCTTTTGTTGGGCAATAGGATTCCTGCTAGTCAACAGGACATGACCGTCTTGTGGGCAGTGGTGATGGCAATCGGAGCATTATTAATTGAGGTATTTAAATGAAAATGAAATTAGCACTCTCAGACTTTGCTGAAAGATACTTTCTAGAAAACGCAACTACACAGTATTGCGCTTATTGCCTTACACCTAAAGCAGGAAGACTCAACTGTTGCGAGGATATCAATTGGATATCTTTCAAGGACCTCGATGACATCACTCAAAGGGCATTGATGGAAGAGGAATATGATCAAGCCTTTGGAGTATCACGATGAGTGTAGCTAACCTACTTAAATTAAACGTCAATGAGCACACAGAAAAGAAAGGTAACCTTACCTATCTATCATGGGCTTGGGCGTGGGCAGAGGCCCTTAAAGCTGATCCTGAGGTGGTCTATGACGTTGCCGTCTTTGATGGCAAACCCTACATGGATGTCAACGGTACTGCGATGGTGTTTGTGTCTGTCAAGATGTTCAACATCACCAGGACCTGCCAACTGCCCGTGATGGACTTCAGAAACAAAGCCATTCCCAAACCCGATGCCTTTGCCGTCAATACCGCCATCATGCGTTGTATGACCAAGTGTCTGTCGTTGTTTGGCCTTGGACTGTATCTTTACTCTGGAGACGATCTCCCCGAGGACGCACCCAAAACCATCAGCGCCACCAATGGTGCTTTTGTTGACGATAAACAAGTATCTCAAATGCACGATGTTGCAGACGCCATCAATGAACATTTCTCAAGAGATGACATCATTGGAGCATATGAGGAAGCAATTCAGGTAACTGATTCAGAGGAGAAGACTTACCTCTGGAGTCTATTGGACTCAAAGGTTAGGTCTGCACTTAAAAAACACGGTGAATCAATCAAAGGAAACTAAATGTCATATTCACGCACCCCCACTAAAGAGTTCGATAACACCAACAGAGGATCGTTGTTCAAAAACGACAAGAAAGAAACAGACGGACATCCTGATTACAAAGGTCAGCTCAATGTCAATGGTCAAGACTTTTGGATTTCAGCCTGGCTCAAAACCAGTAAACAAGGAACCAAGTTTATGTCCCTATCTGTTCAACCCAAAGATAGACAAAGTGATCAACCCACACGCAAAGCAACTCATGTAGAAGATGATTCAGATTCGATCCCATTCTGAGGTGTCCCATGTTTAACAACATATTTGGAACAATCCCTAAATTTCTGATCCGCAAAAACGCCCCAGAAACGTCCGTAGTGGCTGGGACTACTGTAGATACCAAGACCCTTGAAGAAATCGTCTATGAGGTCATTAGAAGCCATCCTGAGGGGTGTATTTCCGATGAGGTCTTGGCAGAGCTTAATCACATGCCGTATGGGTCCGTAACAGGACGTTATGCAGCATTAAAGCGCAAGGGTCTGATAGAGACTACCGAGGAGAAAAGACTAGGTAAGGCAGGTAAACCTCAATTTGTAATGAAAGCGGTATAAAAAAAGGGGAGGACATATGAGTTCCTCCCCTAATACCCTCTTTGCAAATCAAGACAGGATGGCAACCGCTTGATTAGTTAATTTTACTCTTTCCTCTAATCCAAACAAGCCCCCATTGATCCTTCGGGTTAACCCTTCCCAATTCTCATTTTCTGCTAAATCATTGCATCCGTGTGTTTTGAAAAACCACCCTGCACTTAAAGCAGCGTACATAGGTGTGGCTACTAACTCAGGATGAGCAACCATATCTTGTTTTATAGACTGACCAAAGTGCCAGTAATTATCGTGTCCAGTTAACTGTATACATCCACGACCGTGGAATCTCCATCCATCTCCACTTTCTTCTTCCCTGTTTCCCATTCTGCCACCGTAAATTCTGTTGGCAATCTTTTGAGGGTTCTGGGCGTAAATGGCAAATTCTTCTGGTTTAAACTTGTGACCAAACAAATTCTGAAGGGTTTCTGGTCTGTAGTTAAGGTTTTCTTCCAGTGTTTTGAAATGGTTGCACTCGTGTGAACACTGTCCCACAAACGCAGCTTGGCGCTTAACATCGCTTATTCCAAACGTGGCAAAGGTTGTGGTCAAAGGTTCCACCCATTCTGGACCAATTCCCAAAGCATGAAGTTTTTCAACAGTAATCATAATTGCACCAATATCATAAATAAAACTGCCACAATCAGGCACATTAGAATGATCGTTATTTTGTCATTCATATCAGTGCTGAATCACGCCATTGGTGATCACGACAGGGGCTGTTGTTAGCTTGGATACTGCATTGTTCATCGTGGCCAAATCCATGCTCAAAACGCTGTTGTAAGCGGCTGATTGATTGGTCAAGGCAGTGGTAACGTTACCAGCGTTGGTAGCCGCCATGTTGGTCAGCGCAGTAGCAGTCGTTTGATTGGCTGAGTTAGCCAATGTTGCAAGGCTAGTTGTAGCGCCATTTGCTACGCTCACAATCCCTGCATTGGAATTAGCTGCCATAGAAGCCTGATTGTTAGACCCAGTATTAGCAATGGAAGCAAACGTACCGTTAGTGTTGATAGCAGTTGCCGTAGCATTATTAGACTGCGTGGTTGCCACTTTTGCGTTTTCATAGATGCCAAATCCTTGAACTACTGTAGGTAACAATAATGATGCCCACTTGAAAGCATCATCGCCTGAACTCCTTGGAGCATCAATTTTTTGTTCCTGACCACCACCGCTAAAGCCCATCTGCATGGACATGACCGCTGCCACTGACGCAGCTGGATCGCCTTTCTTAACGACTTCAGCCAGCACTTGGTACTTGGCCTTGTCAGCCTCAGCTTTGTATCGAGCAATAGCAACTTGAGTCTCAGAATACTTCTGGTAATCGCTAGTTGAAGAGCACCCAACAAGGGCTACGACTGCGAAGGGGATAGCGTACTTAATCATCTATTTTCTCCTTGAGGGATTCTCTTACTTGGTTGTAGGAAGTGATGCAGGCTTGGAGGGCTCTGATGGCTTTGTCCCCGTCTGCTGTGATGGCGATAAGATTTGCAGAAGCCTGTCCGTCAAGTTCGGCTCTAGCTTGAGGTTGATCTCCTCCGGTAGTTCCGGTGGCGTTGGAGGAACATACACTATTGGAGGTGACGGGGATTGACAAGCGCAAAGCCCCAGACTGCACATCAGCAGTAAGCTTGGTAATCTTAACTTGAGCATCATTGTTTGCCTTCCTTAATGCTGATGCGGTCTGGTTAACCTTCTCGTTTAACTCTTGTTCTTTGGCTCTTGCGGCGTCGTTGGCTTTTGCAACTTTTGCCACAGCTTCAGAATAGCACTCTTGATAGCCTTGATGGTGTCCATAAAAATACGCTCCTATGATTGCAAGTAAACTTGCGACTAACACATAAGGGTTAAACATCACTGACCTTTCATTGATGCTCTAGCTGCCGCCATTCTCTCACGTTCCTCGTCATGCTCCAATACTGGAGGCGTCTTGGGAGGAGGAGGGGGCGTCCAAGGCGTATTCATTGCTGACATCACGCCAGATGGAGCCATAGGGTTATAGCCCATAGTCGGCATCATGGGATTCATCCCCATCATCGGTTGCATACCAGGCATCATTCCAGCGCATGGGTTCATGTTGGGTATTGGCATCATCGCTCTAGCCCCCATCACCACAGCCAGTACCGAGAATATTGAGGTAGCAATAATCTTCAAAAGATCATGGGTGAGCTTGTCGTTGGGAGCCATGTCTTTCATGGGCTGCTCGACCGCTACAACACCATAGACAAAAAAGCCCACAATAAAGAGCAGAATGATACAAAACGTGATCATGATGCAGAACTTAGAGAACGCATCAAGCAAACGGACTATGCCGTTGACTTCATCTTCTTTAAGGTTTTTTAGGCTTGTAAGCATCGGTTAACATCCAAGGACAAGTTTGACTGACTTCACAAAGAGGAGCCTTACAGTCCTCATCTTCCCAATGTTCAGGGTCCTGACAATGGTATCTGTATTCGTTATTGCAACCTATACACAGAAATGGGAAAAATATACATATCAATATTGACGTGTATACAAAACTGAATTTTTTAATCATTTCCCTTCAATCCT